TGTTTATGTTACCGATATCTGTTTTTAAACCAACAAAGAAAGCAGCATTTAATCTAATATCAAAATTAAGTATATCACTGTTTTCACCGGTATAGATGTAATTGTATTCTTTTGCTACTGCAGATTGCATAGGACCATATCCTGGACCGCCGGTAGTTGGAAGTTGAATGGTGCTCATATGTACCTTATACGGAACCACTTCATATATGTACGTTCTTGCTAATCTACCACTATGTCTTTGCTGTGTTTTATCGCTATCGAGTAAAACCTTACTTTGTACTCTAAACCAATCAACATATCCGTTTGCGTCCGGCGAGACACTAGTCAATCCTTGACCCCATTTACTGCTTAATATCACATCTTCGATGATTTTAGTTATTTTTGTATTTTGACCATAATTATAAACACGTAGTTCATTATCTAGTGTAACATCACTCCTATAAAACACATCATTTTTGTATTGATCACTTTCAAACGGCATAGGTGTTTTACCTGGTTCTTGAAATCCATCAATAATTTTAGCTGCACCAAAATCATTTAAGCCTATTGACTCTGCAACTGAAAAATCATCGCCTTGTTCTCTAATAAAATTGTCTACATAATTTTTAATCGAAGGATCAACTGTATTTTGACCTACACCACTGTCTAGAACTCCTGTTTTAAAACCTGTAATTACTGCACCAGGTACTCCTGCATCATCAATATTTAAATTTTGTTGTGCAGCATCTATTTGTGTTGCTTGTAATGTGCCTAAATTGTTAGATGATGTAATACTTTGAGGAAATATAATAGCAACACTATCAGCTTCTACTTCTTTTCCTTCTGCTACCTGTCGAGCTAGATTAGCATTAAGAACAGTGCTTAAACTATATGGCCCATCTTGTAATACTTCAGCAACAGTTCTGCCAGTGATTTGGATATCTGCATTGGTTCTTTCGATTTGATCAAAAAATGCAGTTTCATTCCAAGGTATAGCTTCAACTGAATATTGACTTCCGCTTTGACTAACATCAAACTGCATATCTGTAAGTTGGATTGGGAAGTGTCTAGTTAAGTTATCTTGTATAGCAATAGGATTTCCATCATCATCATACCCAATAAATTCTATTGTAAGCAAATAAGGAGTATCTAAATAGTTTACATATTCGTTTCCGTATGCTTCTTTAGCAGCAATAGCAAGTGTTTGTAAAAACAATCCCATACTGTATGGTTCAATTACATCAAAACTTATTGCAGTAGCGTTAGAACTTCTTGTTTTACTATTATTTGTGACTAAACTTTCAATGTTTACATTATCAATAAAATATTCAAGTTTAATTCCTAGTCTATCTTCATAGTACGTTGTTGTTTTATTTGTTGCTCCACCGCCCGATCTTAAAAGTACGTGATTAGGTTCTCTAACTTTGTAAGTTGTATTAGGAGAATTTACTTCTCCAGCTGTCAAAACAGACAAAGTAAAGATAGTGTTAAATGTACTGAACTGATGCAGAGGGTTGAGTAACGACATTAGATTCCTAATACCCTTTTAATATTTGAACTCTTAGGCAAAAATATTTCAGTTCCTGCCTTAAAATCATTGATAGGATCTTCTATTATATCCATATTTCTCTGTGTGAACACCCACCAGAGCTTGCTATTTCCATATAAATCATAAGCTAACAGGTCAGGACGGTTTTCGTATTGTGGTTCGATAGTATAAACTAAATCATCATCCTGTGCCGGAACAGGTCGAATGCTAAAATAGCCTAATGTTCCGTCTTTTGCAGTAGGAGTTATAGCATAAGGACTTGCATTACTGTATTCTGCCATTATAAATATCCTTGATCAATTAAATTGCCATTAACAAAATCATCTAAACTAAATTGATTTACTTTGTTTCTGCTGTATGCAACTTTGAACACACATGTAATTGTGCTTAGTGTAGGAACCATTCCGTTGTTACTTAAACCAAAACCGTCAATGTCTGCTCCAGTTGCAAATTCACTACGTATATAATCAACATCTGCAGGAAGATCAACAGTAAATGATGTACAAAGCACTGGAATATTTTTTAATACATAATCACCATAACCATTTAATCTTAACAACGGCGGTGGAGCACCTTTGTTGCTGGTTTGACCGTAAGACATTTTGGTTACACTGCGTAAAAAATGAACTGCTGCTATCCAATATTTTCCATCATTTGCATTTTGCACAGGAAACTGGCCTGCAATTTGTATATCTTCAACTCTACTGCTTTCGTATTGCGGAAAAACATAATTATTGTGTACATGAGACAGTTCATTATAATTAGCAGATTGGCTAAGTAATACTGTAGGCACAGTTGGCCATACTAAGGAGTTGTTTGTATCTCTTAAAGGAGAAAGAATAGGACTACTTGCAAATGCACCAGATGACGGAACTGAGACTCGTACTCTCCAATCATCTGTGTAATCATTTGTATAGGAAAAACTTGCCTGTGCAGCATTAGCACTTTGAGGTTCTGCACCAGGTGATATGTTTCTTGCCCTAAAACTAGACATTAGGTTATTCACATTTCCTAAAAAGTCTGCTATAGGTGTATTATTATTTGGTTGGTTGCCTGCAAACGAAGAAGGCGAACTTACTCTTGTAGTCATGGTATTCTCCTATATTGTATTTAGTTGACAAAATAAAGTGCGTGTATTATAATAAAGTTAAGATTAGGAAAAATATATGAAAAGAGTAAACTATTTAAACAACAAAGACATGTTAGCTGAGATACATAAGTCAAAAGCAACATTTTGCAGCTATGTAAGTCCCGAATATGCAAATTATGATATAATTTTACCAAGTGTTGACAAAATAAACATACGCACAATTGCAGAAGCCAAAAGAAATAAAGCCAAATTAATGAGTCAACGTGAATACGAACAACAAAAAGCTATTAACAAAAAGACAAAGATGGCAGATTGCGAAGTTGATTACAAAACAATTAAAAAACAAGAACTAATTTTTAGAATTATGACATTTGATCATATTCCAGAAGAGCCTGGTAGAAAGAAAAACCCTAAAACTATAGCAGATACTAAAACAAAACTAAACTTTCCTCCTTTTCAACACTATAAGTTTGATGACGAAGACAATTTAATATGTGTAGGTAAAAGTCATTGGACAGGTGGCATGGAAAATGGACATTTTGACAAAACACACGGTATGGCTACAAACAAATTAGCAATGATGTGGTTAAAACTAGTTGATAGATATGCAACTAGAGGCAATGTTCGTGGTTATACTTACAACGACGAAATGAAAGGCCAGGCTATTTTACAACTTTCACAAATAGGACTACAATTTGATGAATCTAAATCCAACAATCCTTTTGCTTATTATACCGCTGCTGTTACTAATAGCTTTGTGCGTGTCATTAATTTAGAAAAACGCAATCAAAACATACGTGATGACATACTTGAAATGAATGATATGAATCCAAGTCATACAAGATTGCACTCCGGAGAATGGGAAGCAGCACTAAGACGTGAAAAAAATAACGGTTGACTTAGTTTAATCGTTATCATACAATTAACGTGCAATTGTAAGGATAATTATTTTGTTTAAAAAAGCAGCAGTGTTTACTGACATACATTTGGGTATGAAGGGTAACTCACGAATACACAATCAAGATTGTGAAGACTATATCGATTGGTATATTGAACAAGCAAAAGCAAATAACTGCGAAACAGGTATCTTTTGCGGTGACTGGCACCATAATAGGAACAGTTTAAACCTTACAACTATGGATACAACCATTAGGTTGTTGGAAAAACTAGGTAATGCCTTTGAACAGTTCTATATGTTTGCCGGTAATCACGACTTATACTACAAAGACAAGCGTGATGTGAAGTCAACTGAGTTTGCAAAGCACATTCCTGGTATCACAGTAGTAGATAGTATTCAAGTTATAGAAGATGTAGCACTGGTTCCTTGGTTGGTAGGTGATGAATGGCGCCGAATTGAGAAGTTACAAGCCAAATACTTGTTTGGACACTTCGAACTACCATCGTTTTACATGAATGCTATGGTGCAGATGCCAGATCACGGTGAACTAAAGTCGGAACACTTCAAGAACCAAGAGTATGTGTTCTCAGGACACTTCCACAAGCGTCAGAAACAGGGCAAGATCCATTACATTGGTAATGCTTTCCCACACAACTATGCTGATGCGTGGGATGATGACCGTGGTATGATGATATTAGACCGTGAGAACAATGCAGAACCGGAATATGTCAACTGGTCAGAGTGTCCTAAGTACCGTACAGTCAAGTTATCACAGTTGATTGATGAGAAAGATACATTTATAAAAAGTAAAATGTACTTGCGTGTTAACCTAGATATTGATATTAGCTATGAAGAGGCAAGTTTCATCAAGGAAACTTTTATGGATCAATATAATTGTAGAGAAATAACACTTATACCTCAAAAACATCTAGAAGAAATTACTACAGACTTGGATATTGAACAATTTGAAAGCGTAGATCAGATTGTTAGCAACGAGATACTTGCAATCGATAGTGACAACTTCAACAAATCGTTACTATTAGACATATATAATGGATTAGAATGATAAAAGTAAAAGACTTAACAGTTAAAAACTTTATGAGTGTGGGTAATGTTACCCAAGCTGTAGATTTTAACGAAGAACAACTAACACTAGTACTTGGTGAAAACCTTGATCAAGGTGGAGACGACACTGGATCACGAAACGGTACAGGTAAAACAACCATAATCAACGCACTGTCTTACGCATTGTACGGTCAAGCACTAACAAACATCAAGCGTAACAACTTGATTAACAAGACCAACAGCAAAGGCATGTTAGTTACTCTAAACTTTGAGAAAAACGGTAACAAATATCGTATTGAACGTGGCCGATCTCCAAATGTTCTTAAGTTTTACATAAATGACCATGAACAAAAAGAAGATATAGACGAATCACAAGGTGATAGTCGTAAAACACAAGAGTCAATTGGTGAATTGTTAGGTATGAGTCATGATATGTTCAAACATATACTTGCATTGAACACTTATACAGAGCCTTTCTTGAGTATGAGAGCAAATGATCAACGTGCAATCATTGAACAGTTACTTGGCATTACTATCCTTACCGAAAAAGCAGACTTGCTGAAAGAAAAAGTTAAACAAACCAAAGATGCTATAACACAAGAGACTATGAGAATCAATGCAATCGAAACAAGTAACAAGAAAATCGAACAAAGCATACAAACTCTTGTAGGAAGACAACGTGCATGGGAAGCAAAACGCAAAGAAGATGTAAAAAAACTGCAATCTGCTATAGAAGAACTAGAAAAACTAGACATTGATGCAGAATTAGAAGCACACGACCAACTTACTAACTGGACAGAGCTGAATAATCGCATAACTAGTTTGAATAAAGAAAAAGCAACACTTGAAACAGCATTAATGCGAGCAACCAAAGGTGTTGACAAAGCAGAAAAGGATATCAAAGAACTTGACGATGCTATTTGTTACACTTGCGGTCAAACGCTTCATGCGGACAAGAAAGCGGAAATCGAAACACGCAAGCAAAAAGAATTAAATGATGCTATCACGTATCAATCTGAAGTAGCTAATAAACTAGAAGCTACTATGAGTTTGTTAACCGAGATAGGAGACATTAACGGACGCCCAAATACATTTTATGAAAGTGCAAAAGAGGCATACGAACATCGAAACAACGTAGATAACTTGCGTAATACTTTGCTAAGTAAACAGCAAGAAGAAGATCCGTATCAAACACAAATCGACGACTTGAATAATACAGCAATTCAAGAAGTTGTTTGGGATACAATAAATGATTTAAACAGTTTGAAGGACCATCAAGAGTTTCTATTAAAACTTTTGACAAACAAAGACTCGTTCATCCGCAAAAAGATCATTGATCAAAACTTGGCGTACTTGAACAATAGGCTCACACATTATTTAGACCGACTAGGCTTACCACATCAAGTAAAATTCCAAAACGATTTGTCAGTTGAGATTACACAACTAGGACAAGACTTGGACTTTGATAACTTATCTCGAGGCGAACGCAATAGGCTAATACTAGGAATGAGTTTTGCATTCCGTGATGTATGGGAATCATTGTACCAAGGTATTAATTTAATGTTTATCGACGAGCTAATTGACTCGGGTATGGACACTGCTGGTGTTGAAAATGCGTTACATGTACTTAAAAAAATGGGTCGTGAACGTAATAAAAATGTTTTCCTTATTTCACACAAGGATGAACTGGTTGGTAGAGTTAATCATGTTTTAAAAGTTGTAAAAGAAAATGGCTTTACTTCATATGAAAACGATGTTGAAATAATTGAATGAGCGACGACACACACGACCAGTTGGTAAAAGTATACTTGGAATATTTTGAAGCAAACGAAAAGTTTGAAAGACGTCCTAGTGATAGAACAAAAAGAGCAGCAAGAAGGCATTTAAGAACACTAATATATCTAGCAAAACAAAGACAAGATGAAATTCAGGCAACTTACAACGAAGTATTACAAGGCTACAGACAAGATCAAAAATGGCAAAAAGACAAATAACCAACGATACATAATGTATGAGTTGGACATATAAAGGCAAACCTGTTGAAACTATTGCAGATGAATACGAAGGCTTTGTATATCTAATTACAAATTTAAAAACACAACAAAAATACGTAGGCAAGAAGTTAGCAAAATTTAAAACAACCAAGCCACCATTAAAAGGCAAAAAGAACAAACGTCGAGGCTATAAAGAAAGCGATTGGCGTGAATACTGGGGAAGTTCAGATAAACTGAACGAAGATGTAAAAAACTTAGGCGAAGAAAATTTTACTCGTGAAATACTTTATTACTGCAAAAGCAGAGCAGAAATGAGTTACATTGAAGCACGAGAACAATTTGACAGGCGTGTATTAGAAACAGACGAATACTACAATGGAATCATCAATGTAAGAGTTGGTGGTTCAAACAAATTACGCCAGGCACTACTAGAACACAAATAGGCTATATATTGAGCTCTAAATAAACTCCAAGATCCAGCCGAGGTAATGCTCGTGGCCGGTGGTGTGGAATGCTCACGTGAAGAAGTATACGATA